CTATACCGCTTTTTCGACAACCTCCCGAATCTTTCTTGCGCACTCTATCGGAGATTTCATAATTTCAGGTCCTGATATCCGAATAGAACGAATACCTATTTCGGCAAGTTTTTTGTCAATAGCTGAATCCTTGGCCATAGCTGCATCAGAAGTATGATGCGCCACTGAATCACAGAAAACAGCTATTTTTTTATCCTCAAAGAAGAAGTCTGCTTCAGTAATGATTTTTGCCAGTTTTTTCGTTCGCTGTCCGCCCTCCCACATAGACTGAAGGGATGGAAACGTTGAGCCGTCAGGAAGTATTATGGTTTGAATTTTTGGATTTAGACCAAGCTGGCTCATAGCCTGCAAAAGAAATAGCTCAATTGGTGAGTCGCAGCCCCATATTTTTATTGGTTTCGTCGTTTTGAAGTCTTTAAAGTAACGGGAAAACCGGAAATCTATATAATCATTCAATAAAGCTCTACTCTCTCCGAGAAGAGAGGTACACATTCCAGGTGCACAAACATCTTTTTTATCGTATTTCGATGCTAAAAAGTATGTGTTGCAGACTAACCCTATTGTGTCAGAAAATATATGTCTGTTTCTAGGCACTGAACCAATAGCGTAAAGACCAAAGGCGTCAGAAAAAGGGTTATATCCCATGTAATGAGGCATACCTTCCAATACTCGACTCAGGTCTATTCTATTTATCCAGTCAATGTTAACGCTAGATGGAATTCCTCTTTTCTGGGCTGGGCGTAAAGAAATATGGTAAGGCAAGCCGTAAAGCTTCCCACTTCGCTCTTTGAACGAGTGACAGCAAGCGATTACGTTAATCATTTGAAATGTGTCACCCCGCCCTCTATAGAAATCAATCGCTTCTTCTGAAGGATTGACTTCTATTACCGGATGGCCTTCAAAGTATTTCTTCGACAGGCCTAATATTTTCGATTCAAGCGGTTGAATCCCATCTAAATCAAAGATATCATGTGCAAGAAATTCACCAATAGCGCTTGATAAATCTATTTCAAAAGACTGATCCGGCAAACAGAGATAGTTTGGAAAATCAAACAATTCCTTTGGTCTGTTTTCAATGTCACCTGCTATATCTGACATATAACTCTTTCAGCATAAATTGATTTAGAAGACATGCAACAGGCATGTATAGCTGACCCAATACTTTACTCACTCGCGGTTCCATTGGCAAAGTAGCTATTGCAATTGAGTGAACGCTTCTCGCCGCCAGCAGTCCGTCATAAGAGCTGCAGTCGACAAACGGCGGCTCACCTCAAAACCATCGTCAACTTTCCTAGCTTTCGGAATTGCCGGTGGCACAGAGGCGAAAGCGTAGAAAGTGAACGCCATCGATATCAAACTCACCATCTGCCTTAAATCCCAATCTGAAAATACCTCTAATCCTTTTTCTTGAAGGTGGAAGCAGAATAGTGATGGAACTCAAGCCCATGTCGGTGAAAGCCCGATTGATAATTTCCTGATAAATGGCTTTTCCACTACCCCAGTATTTTGGATGCAGCACCAAGGCCAAGTCTGCGTCACCTGCTTCATGCTGCAGCCCTCCCCAGCCGGCAAATTCCTGATCTACAAAGAATGCCCAAGGACCGTACCCATATTTCGCCCATTGAGCATCTTTGTTTTCAACCCAATCCTTAGCTTTAACTTCATCGAAATCTGCCCTGCCTAGAGGCATTTGGCGTAGCACTTCGGGATTGTTGTTGAGCGCGATGATTTCGGCCAAACCGACTTCGGTAAGACGCTTGAATTCCAGAGTCATCTCTGGACTTTATCTGGATTTGAGTGGATGGTGAAGTATGTACATTCGAGGCTATAGCTCAGCCTGCTGGCATCCTCCAATTGAGCCCTTCAAGCACTCCAACAACCTCTTTGGGACAAACATCCTCGGACTTCGTCCTTTTGGAAAGATCTCGTTCATGCGTGCTGACAAGCTTTAGTGCCAACTTGACTGTAGGCCTCCCCAACTTTTTTTCATCGGCTCTATGCTTTTATGAATTAATACGCATCAAGTTGAGCCACAATGCATGCGTTCACTTTCAATTGAAAGTGAACTAACTGCATAAGCGATGTATCTCATGTATGAGTGCACCAATTTAGTGCTTGCACAAATATTTACAGAGGATCTCTTTTAAATGAGTACAAATTCCTATAAAGAATTATTGGCACAACGCGAAGCTCTTGAGCAGCAGATTGCCGCCGCCCGCAAGGCCGAAGTCGCAGGCGCGGTGCAAGAAATCAGAAGCTTGATCGATGCTTTTGGTCTGACTCAGGACGATGTCTTCCCTCCTGCAAAGCAAAAGCGCGAGACTGCCTCCGTGGCCCCGAAATACCGTGACCCTGCCACAGGTCAAACATGGACTGGCCGAGGAAAGCCTCCAGCCTGGATCAAAGATCAAGACCGTTCCAAGTTCGAAATCTAAAAGTGGCCCTAGCGGCCACTTTTTATTTGTCGCTCCAATTGCATCTCAAGGTCTGGTAACTACACCTCCCCATCTGCATAGGTGAGGTTCGGAGCTTCGCCCTCAATCGCTCCGTCACGCACAAACACACGCTGGCCAGCTTGAGCCGGGCCTCGCGCCTGCAGGCGGCCACCGCCTGGCAAATTGACAGTGGCCACACCGTTGATCACAAAGGCCACCGTGCCCACCTCAAGGGGCTTGGGCGACTGCAGATCCATGAACTGCTTGTAGAGGTTAGGCATGGGTCTCGACCTCCAGCGTCTGGCGCAGCCTGGGGGCTGCCCAACTGATCGATGTCGACCGAACAATGCCCATCACGGTCTCCGGGCCTACGTAGCGAACAAACTGCCCCGGAAGGATCACGCCGGTCTCGGGCTGTACCTGCATCAATAGCGACACCCGCGCCTGGCGGCCTGTGTCGGCAAGCTCTGCAAGGCCGCGCTGTCTGTGCACCGTGGAGTCCGTGATTAAGGCATGCGTGACCTGGGGCGCAATTAGATCGCCAGCAGTCCCGGCCCGTGTGATGGGACCAAACACGCCCGCGCTCATGCCGCCTACAAAAACCCGGTTGTAGTCCGGCTTGTCCAGGAATTCCGTGCCTTCGACCTCTGCCGCTGCCCCTGGAATTTCAAAATCCGGCACCACATCACCCCAATGCCAGGGTGCCGTGGGGTACTTGGGCAGGATGCGCAGCACCTGGTCAGTGTTGTGGGGCTGTACATAGCCGCCAGCCGCCGCCGCGATATCGTTGATGGCGTCGATATAGCTGCCCTGCAGCGCCCAGGCTCCGGCTGGCACTTGCCAATCCTCCATCTGCCAGTCGATACCCCATCCAATGGAGACGCCATTGACCTTGAGCACATCGACAGCCAGTTGCTGGGCTGTCAGCGTCTGCGTCGGGCTGCCAAAGGGCATCGACTTGGCCCAAGGCTCGGCCAGGACTGCGGCAAGGCCACGCCCTGAGACAGACCAACGCTCCTGCGGCAAGAATCTGCGGTCACGGCTGGTGCGCTCCAGGCGCAGCTTGAAGGGCACGCCATTGACATTGGCCAGGAACTGCGCAGGGTCGCCATCCGTGTCACGGCCAAGGTGCAAAGCCGCATCCTTATGCAGTGAGGCCGTCCAGTTCCACGTCCAGCTCTGAAAGTCCAGGGACATATTGAAGGCCAGAGCAGGCAGCTCGACGCCGGTATCCAGCCGCGTGAGCACGATTTGATTGAGCACGATGTAGACCTTTCGGACGGGAACGATGACCTTGCCGGGCTGTGGCCCTCCGTCCTTGCAGCACGCAAAGACCAGCGCGGTCGACGCAGCCCAGGGCTTGCAGAACAGCAATTTGATGGGGCCGCCCACCAGCTGCTCATAGCAACCGGGCTTTTCTGGCTCCGGCGGTTTGGTCTGCGACTTGCCAGCGGGCGGCTTCATGGTCTGCTGATAGCGCCCCTCAAATCCCCGGTACAGCGGCACCGACGGGCCTGCACCCGTGGTGACCAGGTATTGCAGTCCCATCGCATCCTGTGCCGTTGCCTCCAGCATGCGTCGGCGGTCGCGCAGGGTCTCCTGAAACCGCACTGCCCAACCTGCCCGCACGGGCGCGGCATCCTCGGCCGTGGCCTGCAGGCTCACGCGCACGCCCTGGGCCTCCTGCCACCCGGCTTGGGTTGCTGCACCAGGCAGCGCCCGCGCTTGCTGAAACCGCCCCTGCAGGGCCACACCTCGCCGCTGGCCGTCCTGCCAGGCAACGCCGAACTGCTCCTGCACGGACTGGGCGTCTTGCGCGGTAGCAGTCCAGCCCGCAGGCAGCGCATCCGTGTCTTGCCACACGGAGGTCCAGCCCTCTGCCACAGGCTGCGCCTGCTGGGCGTCGGCCACGACCTCGGCCACCACGGGCCGGGGCGTGTCGGTGTTGTAGCGCACGACCGCGCTGCAGCGCAGACCGGGCATGCGGCCAGCGGCGACCACATCCTTGCGCACATGCACCAGGGAGCGGACCCGCAGACCCGGCATGCGCGCAGCAACGACCAGCGTTGCATCGGGCAGCTGCCCGCCGCCATCGTCGCCAAACACCAGCTCGACCGGGTTACCGGTCTTGAAGGCGCGGTTAAAAATCAGGTCGACGGCGGCCATCAGTCGATCCTTGTCTCGCCCAGGATGGCCTTACCGCCTGCATAGAGCTGGGTGCCGGTGCTGCCCAGCAGCTTGAAGTGCCCAGCGCCCGCTTCATCTGTGACCAGGCCGCGCCCGATCAGCTGGCCGTTGCTGGTAGCCCAGACACCGATGGCAGCTTGACCGCTCGCCAGAATCATGTCGCCGCTGCCGCTGGCCTGGGTCAGCACCAGATAGCCCGCCTCGGTGATCTGGCCGCAGGGCTTGGTCAGCGTGAGGGTGACCAGCAGCTGATCGGCGGCGTCATAAAGGGCGATGGTCGAAGCGGCTGGGCCGGAGTCTGCAAAGGCTTGAGTGGCCTGCAGGCGGGTCAGCGCATGGGCTGCCGAGATCTCGAACTCGGGTTGGTCACTCATAGCATGACCTCCGCCAGTTGACCGTCGGCCACCGTGGCAAAGTCCTGGCGCTCGTGATCGAAGGCGATCACGCAGTATTCCGGGCCGACCTTGATCTGGGTGAATTCATAGGCCCCGTCAAGATGGCTCCATGTCTCCCGGATGAACCGGCCAGACCGTTGCTCAAACAGTCGCACGCGGCGGCGCAGCGGTACATTGGCAGGGGTTTGCTTGCGAGAGACCGTGCCGTAGATGCGGCCCAGGCCTCCATCCTGCAGGTCCGCAAACATGCTTCTGCTGCCCAGCGAGGACACCGTACTGCCGGAGACGGACTCCCCAAGAACGAGCGCAGGCCTCGCCTGCAGCGCTTTGATGGGGGACGGCTCAAGGTTCTGCGGCATGATGCCCTGCGGAACGAAATCGCTGGTGTAGCGCGCGACGCCAGCCGAGACGCAGATATCCTCCAGTGATCCCGCCAGAAAACGCCCATCGCCAAAATTACCGAAGCGGCCTATGGTGAACGGCGAGTTCGCATTCAGCAGCGCCCCTCCCACCGCTACCGTCTGCTGCAGCACGCCGTTGAGATACAGGCGCGCCGAGCTGCCCTGACGCACTCCGGCAAGATGCACCCATTGCCCCAAAGGCATCGGCGCCAGGCTACGTGCTGTTGTATAGGCGCCGTAGTTCAGCGTGAAGCCGATGAGGCCCGTGGCATCGAGACTGATGCTGAAAACCGTCGCACCTGTCGCGTCGCAGATGACGGTAAATGCGTGGGCCCTTGCGAGCAGAGCGGGCACATTGGCCCACATCTCGACCGTGAAATCCGTACCCAGGAAGTTCAGGCCGCCCGTCGCCGGCGTCTGAAGGTAGCCACTCGATCCATCAAACAGCGCGGCTCTACCCGTGCGTCCAGCCCCTATAGAAACACCACCCGATGCGCTGATGACACGCCGCTCGGCACTGATATCGACAAGCCCGTCTTCAAAGGGCATTGCCAGCGTCACCTCGGGGCGACTCGACGCCGTTTCGTCAAGACTCCAGCCCAGCGCACCCGGCCAGCGATAGCGCTCGCGCGTGGACAAGGTGGTCCAGCTCTGCCCGTCCAGGCTGTATTGCAGCGTGATCCGGGCCAGGAATTGGGCCATGTCCAGGCCGGCGCGTACCCCCACACCGATCACATCACGGTCTGCGGATGTGCCTAAGTCCCAGGTCCAGGCCAGGCCTGGGCTGATCGCAAACTCGACCGCTGCCGTGTTGGCTTCACTCGCCAGGTCGGCCACAGCCCCGGAAACCGGCGCTACGGACGAAACCATGGCGACGCCCTGATCGACGCGGCCTGCAGGCGTGCGCAGATGCAGACCACAGATGCTGATGCGTGGGCCGTCGTGAGCTGCAATGCCCACGATGCGCCAGTAACGCGCCACCGTCATGCTGCGCCCCAGGGGCCGGTGATGTCCACAAAGATCAGGCCCTGGCTTGAGCTGCCTGCAGCTCCTCCGCACTTGATGGCGAGCAGCTTGCGCCCGATCAGCTCGTCCTGGCCATCGATCTTGTCCAGCCAGTTGAAAGCGCTGTGGCATTGCTGCACGGGCAGCAGCACCCCAGGAAGCCGACCGCGCAATGCGATGTTCGGCTCAAACAGGAACTTGCGCGAGAGCACCAGGCCGTTGTTCGGACCATTGGGATAGCTGGGCACCGAAGGGGCGTTAAAGGAGCCTGCTACGCCAGTGCTGCCAGACGCAAACGATTCACAACCATGCCCGCCGTTGATACTGCCGCCCAGCCCCGTGAATGAGCGCGGGATCATGGCATTGCTGCCTGCCGCGGCTGAGGAATACTCAACCATGTTTCCCGTTATGCTGGCCTGCGTGGCTGTATCGGTGGGGTTCACCATGAGCACGCAGGCGTAGGGGTCGCCACTGCGCAGCGACTCAAAATCGCCAAACGCCCAGACCGCACCGCTTGCGCCTGGTGCACTTGAAGATGTCTGCATGTGCAGCAGAAAAAACCGGCTGTCCGCCACCAGAGTCCATGCCAATGCCGTCGCACCGGCAGTGGTGGCTTTAGGCCACCAGCCGCCGCCCGACATCTGGACTGGACTGGGAAACGGCCCCTGCCCGCTGGAAATATCGGACATGGACTCATAGCCCACGACACGCGCATTCGTCACGCTGGTGTCGTCCACCCGCAAAAACATGCGCGTGCCCGTAACGTCCTGGCTGCGGTAGGCTGCAAGGTTGGTGCCCGCAAACGCTTTCTCCCAACCAGCAGGGGCCATCTTGACGGTGATGGAGCCGGTGGCTGCACCATCGGGCACACCAGGTGCAGGAAACGACACCTTGTTGCCGGCCACTGCGCTGATGCACTGCTCTCCATTGAGCGCTGCCAGTGTGGCACCGGCGACCAGCACCACAGCATCGCGTTCAAAGGCATTGAGCGCCGCGCTGATGGTCATGGTGGCCACGCCAGCGCTCACGCTCAGACTGTCGACCGTGACCAGGCCGAAGCCCGACACCAGGCAGGCATCCAGCACAGCGATCAAGGAACCTGCAGCCCCCGTGCGGGCAGGCGCGCCGCGCATGTTGCCGTGAAAATACTTTACAGACTTGGACGCCATATCAATCTCCGGAACTCAGGACTCAGTTAGATTGCGGGCGGTTCACATCGCCGCGCGCCAGGATGGAAAAGCTGTGCTCGATGCCGGTCTCGGGACCGGGCTGGATGGTGCGCACCACCCAGAAGGGGTAGATGGCCCCCACAGTGTTGATGCGCAGAATGTTCCCAATGGCCCAGCCCTGGCCCCAGCCCAGCGGATCGATCGTGAAATACGGCTTGCCGGTAGCCGGGTTGACCGGCGAGCAGACGCTGTTGATGTCGCCGGTAGCAATCACGCCCACATGCTCGCCAATCACACGAAACTGCGTGGTGCTGGTGAACTCCAGCACCCAGCGCTCGGTGCTACCGCCCGCGTTGGTGATCTCGATGGGCGTGACACCCTGGTCGTACTTGGCGGGCGGCTCTTGCCCCATCAGCGCGTCAGACCAAGCGTTATCGACCCAAGTCTTCTGCGCAAAGGCCAGACTCACCCGAGCACGGCGGTCACTGGCCTGCAAAGCGCTGGAAACATAGGTGCCGTCCTTGGGGTAGTCGTGGGTCAGCGCCCGGTTGAAGGTGATCTCGCCCGAGATCTGCACATCCGTGGCGACGGCCATGTCCTCGATCCGGTCCTCGATCACGATGGGCATGGTCATGGCAGACACATCGTTAAAGGTGACCAGCCCCGCCTCCAGGTCGGCGGTGTAGCCCGTCTGATGGGTCTTGCCGTTCGCTTCGCGCACCACCACGCGGGACAGGCGCACGCGAGCAAGGTTGACGGTCATGTTGTTGCTGACGTTGAGCTGGGCGCTGGTCTTGGTGTGGCCCACCACGCACAGCGAGCCAGACCGGAAGATGGGCACTTTGCCGTCGCTGGGCAGGCGCACCGGGTCGATGCCGATGATGTCGGCATTCATGGGCAGATAGGCATAGGCCACCGCCGAATAGCGCAAGGCACTGGCAACCACGGGCTGCGGTTTAAAGATCCTGCCGTCCGGCTGGACGTTGGCCGCGTCATACCAGGGCTCAGCCTCATTGCCTGCGGCCACGACCAGGGCACCGAAGCCCAGGCGCACCAGGCCGGTTTCATAGTCCACCGTGCCGACCACGCCGGGGGCCGTGATGGTGCCGTCAATGCCTGCACTGACGTTCTGCGAGCCGCCCGAAGCCCTTGGCACCTGCACCGTGAGGGAACCAGGACGCAGCGGCGCTGCAGCCGTGCGGAACACATAGGCGCTTGAGATGGCATCGCCCAGCGTGGTGATGCAGCCTGCACGGCGCAGTGTGTTCGCATTGCCCGGCGTCCACGAGGTCAGGCCCACGCGGCCTGTGGCGTAGTTGATGCTTCCACGTGTCACAAAGCCGCCTGAGGTCAGCACCCGCAGCACGCCCCTGCCGTCATCGCTCCAGGGCTGTCCGCTGGAGGGCATGAGCACGACCGAGCCCGGAACCACAGGGGCTTGCACGCCCGTGACCAGGTCAAACTCAGGCGCAAACGTGACCTGCAGCGTGCGGCGCGTGGCACTGCCCGTGGTGCGAAAGCGGATCTTGACGTAGCCGCTTTCGTCATTGGGGTAGATAGACGGTGCATTGAGGTATTCGATGCCCTCATAGTTCAGGCGGTACTGAGCGACCTCGCCATTGAAGCCGCCGCCGCTGACCTGGCGAGACGAGTAGACCGGCTTGGGGATCTTGATGACCACATCGGGATTGAAGTCCACCGCCCCAGTACTGTAAGTGACCGTGCCGACCTGCACGCCATCCAGCATCAGCTTGCCGTTACCGTCATCGCGGGCGATCTGGGTCGGATCGACCAGCGTCACGCCCATTTCTTTGAGCTGGTCGCGGGTGTAGAGACCGAGAACGCTTTGGTCGGTCAGGGTGTTCCACTCCACCTCGACCGTGAACGGCACCAGCGCCCCCTGGCCCGCCGAGACGGCCAGACGGCCTTGTCCGTTACGTGAAGGGTGCGGCAGATTCACCTCGACCGCCGGAGCCGTGTCGACCGTGACATCGAGCACCGTGCCCACAGCGGGCAACAGCTTGGGCGCAAACAGCACCTCGGAGCGACCCACCCTCACCTCGCCCGTTGCATCGCCCTGCAACTGCCAGGCAGCGGTTGCCGTGGCGGTGCGCTGCGTAGTGCCATCCATCCACTTGATATCAAAAGCGCCGGGATACAGCGCCTGCCCTGCAGGCAAGGCCAGGGCGATGGTCTGGCTGATCAGCAGATCGGCGGCGGGCTGGACGGTTTCCTGCGTGGGAACGCCCCACTGCTGGACGATGGAGCTGCCCACATCGGGCAAGGCCCCCAGCGTGGCGACAAAGCTGCCGGTCTCGGCGCTATAGGTGCCAGCGCCATAACTGGAGTCTGTACCGCGCAGCGCGCCGTCGCCTGCGTCAGACAGCACATACCATCGCCCCTGCGCCCGGTAGCTGAAAGACAGGGTGCCGCGCGCGGGCAGCGGCGTGATAAAGCCCGTATAGCTCTGGCTGCGGTTCTCAGCCGTGATGCGGATCTCGCTGGACTGCGGTATGCGCTGCATATAGGCGGCAGGCCGGTAGCTGATGGTCTTGCTGCCGTCATAGCTGCCGGAGCTGGACGTAACAATGCCGTTCGCATAATCCACCAGGCCGATCTGCTGGGTGCCCGACATCAAGATGCCGCCCTTGTCAGTGAAGGTGACGCCGCCGACCACGATAGAGAGCGAACCCGGCAGGCAGCCACCGGGTAAGGCCAGGCTGGTGGTGGTGTTCCAAGCCTGGGCGCTGCTGAAGGTCACAGCCTCGGCCGCAGAGACCGGAAAGCCCGCCGCTGCATAGGGAATGGTCGCGGGGATGGGTGTCTCGCTCTGGGCCGAGGGCACGATCTGGGTCATGATCGTTTGAGCAATGATGGTGAAGTCGCCCAGGGCAGCGGCCTTTTGCAGCGGGGTCACGCCCACATAGCTGCCCGCATCGGCCACCACCGTGTCACGCAGATGGGCGCTATTGCCCTGGCGCGTGAACTGGCGGCTGGCTGGGGAGCCGGTGAAGTCATAGCGCAAGGCGTCGGACAGCTCCATGGTCACCACCAAGGCCTTGTAGTCCTTGTCCGTGTCATAGGTGAAGGTGCGCTCCAGGCTGGTCACGCGAATGGCGCGGACATACTGCTCCTGCTCGTTGACCAGCCCTTCATTGCCGACCAGCACCAGCGTCTTGCCCACGGCGGGCAGCTCGGTGCCGGGGCGCTGAAAGATCTGAATGACGCGCTGGCCCTTGATATGGTTCTCATAGAGATAGCCCGCCCACTCGGCCCCCTTGTTGAGGTAGGCCTCCAGCCGGGCCTGCGCCTGGGCGCGGGTGTCGTACACCCCGCCCGTGGAAAACAGGGTGATGGACACATTGGGATCTTCGGGCGGCTTTGCCACAATGACATTGCTGCCCTGGTAGGTGTCGCGGTCTTGGGTATCCACGCCCACATGCACCTGACGCAGGTTGGCGCGGCCCGTGGCGCGATCCATCTCGGAAATATCGGGCATGACGGCGTTTTCTTGCCCGGACTCGATCACGACCGTGGACGGCCCGCCACCGCCCTCGGGCACATCGTCCATGACTCGGCTGGCTCGCAGCTGGATATCGCCTTGCAAAATGGCCATGGTCAAACCTCAATGAATCGGAAAGTGGGGAGATAGAGCTGCTCGGGCGATTCCTCGCCGTCCTGCAGCTTGAAAACGGGCTGACCTGTAAAGCCGCCCTTTGCGTGGTCAAACATGACCTGGCGGGCCTGGCCACGCAGTACCAAGGTGAGTTGGATGCCTGGAAGCTCGGCCCAGGCCTGCAGCGTCGAGCACAACGCCCGAGTGATCCAGGCGGCGGTCTCGGTACCCATCAGCGTGATCGGGCGACCGGCTTGCTTTAAAGCCACATCCACCAGTAGCGCGCCCGTGGTGCTGTAGCTGGTGGCCTGGTCGACCGGGCTCCAGCTGAATTCGTCCTGCCAGTCCAGGCGGTCGCTGATGTGGGCGGTGGTGCCGTTGTAGGTAAGCGTGATCATGAGGACGAGGCCCTTTTCTGGCGGCTCAGCTCACCGAGAAACTGGTTCAGCGAGGCGGCACCAGCCGGGTCGGTGCTGACCTGGCCATAAGGCTGGCCGTTGAGCTGCAGATTGATGGTGGAGATCTGGCGTGAGACCATGGCTTCCAACGGGGTCTTACTGGAGGTTTCGGCGTTGCCATTGCCCTTCATGGTGTTGCGCAGCTCCATCGCATCCACCTCGCGGTTCCACTCAAACATGGTCATGTCATGCATGAAGTTGCCGAGCTGGCCACCGCTTTGCGTAGAAAACGGGTTGTCCCTGGCGTACTGCTCTTTCCACTTGGCCAGCCATGCATCGGCCTGGGCCTTGCTCTCGAATGCTGGAACCGCATCGGCCCCGCGAATGGTTCCCGCATTGCGCTTGGCCTCCATGAGCTGCAGCTCACGAGTGGCCAGCTCATTGGCTTTTTCTTGGGAGGTGATTTCTCGCTCTCGCTCGGCGTTCAAGCGCTCCAGGGCCGTGCGGTGCTGGTCGATGGCATTGGCTGCCCGGCTGTGTGAGCCAGCTGAATCGTCGACCGAGCCCTTGAGCCTGAGCGTGGCCCGACCGGCGCTGTCGACCGCAACCTCATATCCGCGCATGGCAGCCTCGGCCTGGACCCAGGCGGGCGCAATGCCCTTGTTGGCAGCAATCGCGGCATCGGCAGACTTTTTAAAGGCCTCGCCCATTTCTCGGGCGCTGGCCGTGCCGCTGTCGCGCAGCACGTCATAGGCAGCTTTTGCATCGGCTGCCGTCTTCTTGAGCGTTTCATCCGAGGTAATGCCCAGCTGCTTGAATGCCTCGCGCACGCTATTAATACCTGGCGTGGCGGCATCCAGAGCATCCTTGAGCGCATCCGCTTTCTTTTTGGCTTGGTCAAGCAAACCATCAGCCAGCGGCTGACCCAATGCGCTGCGCACCGATTCGATTTGTTCTCGAATGGCCTTTAATGCGGCTTCACTGCCCGCGCTTTCAATGGCTTTGCTGAAACTCGCATTCAGTACTCGCCCGGTGTCGACACCCTCTTCCTTAAGTTTTCCGAGTTGGTCAATAAGCGCCTGAGTGTCATTAATCGCACTGCGAGATGCGGCAGCAATATTTCCCCGCAGCACGTCATATTCAAGGCCGGCGCGATTAATCGCTTCGGTCAATACCGCATCAGTTAATTGCGCTAGGCGCTGCGCTTCACGGCTGCTCCCCAGAAATGCCGCCCGCGCGTTGGCTTCAAATACCGCTAAATCCTTGCCCGATAACGCCTTGGCCCAGGCCGCCTCGGTTTCGCTGGCCGTAATCTTTGCGGTCTCGCCAAGCTTATCCAGAGTCGCAGCAAAATCCTTGATGCCTTGAATCTTGGTTAAATCAAAACCTTCGGTGACGCTCTTTAAGGCATCAGCACTGGCTTTACCGGACTTTGTGAGCTGCTCAAACTCGGCCACTGCATTTCGCGCAGCCTTGGACAAATCAAAGAGCTTGTCTGCCGCGTCCTGAGTTTTCTGGGCCTCGGCAGCACGCGCTGCTGCCAATTCACGCGCCGCTGCGGCCGCGGCTTTTTCCGCCTTTACCAGCTCCTCGGTTCGGTCCTTATAGCCAGCCAGCTTGGCCGCGCTCTCCCCTATCCAGGTGCCAATATCTTTGATGTTGGAAACAATTCCAACCAAAGTGAAAGTCTTGAGCCCACCCATGACCGCCGCAAATCGGCTGGTGCTGGCCGCAGCTCCTGCGGCTGCCGCCTGCGTGGCCACGAGCTGGGCATTGGCAGCGGCAATGCCAGTAGCGGCCACTTGTGTCGCCTGGCCAATGCCCAGAAAGTGCTGAGCCAGGCGCAATGCAGTGAATGCCACCGCAGCCTGGCCTAAATCCATCAGCAGGCCCGCAATGCTCTGCAGGTTATTGGCCAGTAGTTGAATGGCTTTGGCCGCTGCGGCGCTGGCACCATTGGCCTGGTCCACCTTTTGCACGTACAAGGCCCACTGCGTGGACAGATCCTGCATGGCCCGGCCCACAGTGGGCGGCAAGCGCTGAAACTCTGCAGCAACTGCTGCACTTTGGCCCTGCAGCGTAGTGATCACCGTTTGCGTGGTCAGCAGGCCGGACTCGGCCATCTTGCGCAGCTCGCCCGTGGTCACGCCCAGACCATCAGCCAGAGCCTTGGCCAGACGCGGTGCCTGCTCCATGACGCTGTTGAATTCCTCGCCACGCAGCACTCCGCTCTGCAAGCCTTGAATCAGTTGAGTAATGGCAGCAGAAGATGCCTCTGTGCTTGCGCCGCTAATCTGAATGGTCTGGTTGATCGTTTCCGTCAGCCCCAGGCTTTGCAGACTGGCTTTCTCGGCACTCAGACCGGCATCACGCCCAGCCTGGGCAATGCGAGAAAACAGCACCCCGGTGTCTTCAAGCGCACTGTGGGTGCGCAGCGCGACCTCGGTCACGCCCTCCCACGATCGCGTGAAGTTCTCGCCCTCGCCCGTGACCAGCTTCATGCGGGCCTGCAGGTTGTTAGCCTGGTCAGCGGTAGCGGCCAGGTCGAAGGCCAGATTTTTAAGGCCCTGCAGCGACTGCAGTCCTATATAGAACTTCTGCAGCCGATCAAGCTGCTTGCTGATGGACTCCACGCCATCACCGATCTGGCGGTGGCTGCGCACCATGCTGGCGGCAGCATTCTGGGCGCCTGCGGCAGCACCTTGGTGAGCGGGTACCAACGTGAGCACCGATTCACGGACTTGCTCCACCTCCTGGCGCAAGCGCTGCTGCGCCTGCTGGGCATTCTGGCCAGCGACGCCAAAGCGCTGCAGCTCACCTTGGGCCTGGGACAGGGCCTGCTTCTGCTGGTCGAACGTGGAGCGGGCACTATCCGCCGCTGCATTGAGCTGCCGCAGCGCTGCTGCTTCTTTTTCTGTGGGTGGGCCAAGCGCCGAGATCTGGCGACCGTAGTTCTTGGCCTCCGTCTCGGCCTGACGCAAGCTGGCAGCCGATGACTTGGCCTCTGCCTCCAGCTTGGTGAAAGTGGTGATTGCGGCGTCCTGCTGGGCCAGCTCGCGCAGCCTGGTTGCTGCCGTGCGCGCCTCAACCGCAACCTCGCCCTCCAGGACCTTGGCAACATTCTCCAGATCGTCTGCCAGGCCCACGATGGACTCACGTCCCGTGACCCCGGTGTCGATCTGCAGGCTGATTTGCTTATCTGTCATGGATTCCTACAATGGGCGGATGACTCGTTTCATCGCCTTCATTGCATGCATCGCCTTCCTGGTGGGTGCAGGAGTGTCTGTGCGTGCAGGCATGGCACTTGCGGCGGTGGCCTATGGCCTGCTCGGTGCCTATGTCCTGTGGACCGGGCTGCAGATGTTTCTTGGCCCCAGACGGTGACGCTGCTTGAAAGCGGCTTTCAGGCATCACTGTCGGTTTTTGAGCGCCAACAAAAAAGGCCAGCGAGTGCTGGCCTTAGTCTTTTAAAGGGTCTGGTGCGGCGTCAGGTCTTGCGCACGCGGTAGTACTTGCTGATGCCGTTGCCGACCTTGGTGGAGTCCATCAGGACAGAGCCGGTCACCTTCAGATTGATGAACCCGCTTTCCTGCAGCAGCGCGATGGATGATGCCACGCCCTGGCTTGCGCGCCAAATTTCCACGATGGCCAGCTTGCCGTCATCGGCTTCGTTCAGCCCTTCCAGGATGATCTCCAGCTCCTTGGGCTTGGTGGTCAAGGCCTCGATCACGGCATAGCCCACGTGAGAATAGGCAACCTTGACCTCTTCACCCTCGGCCAGCCCTGTCGCGTCCTGGAACACGAAGATGCCAGCCGGGCGCACTTCATAGTTACCTGCTGCAGGCACCACATCGCCAGTGCTTGGGTACTTGTAGTTGACCCAGATGTCCTTGCCATCCGTCACATCGGGAGCAGCGGGATCGAGCTGGATACCTGATGCAGTGACCGAGTAGTTGCCCGCCATGGTCAGTGCGGTGGCCGTGGCCACGCTGTCACCGATGCGCACCGTCACGTCCGTGGCCCCCGTATGGGCCAGCGCTACCAGGTCGCCCTTCTTGACGTCCAGATGCTCTTCATCGGTCACGGTGGCTGTACCTTGCGTCGTGCCTTTGGTCAGGACGACATTGCTGGGCTGCAAGTGCTTGGTGCGCAGCAAACCGCCACGCGTTACCTTCAAGGTCTCATTGCTAGTCTGGCCCTGCTCCACCCCGCTGACCGTGCCCTGCGTGGCGCGCGCCAGGTTGATCGGGTTGATGTCGGCCAGCGTCATCGCCAGTTCCACCTCCGTCACGCGGCGGATCTCGGAGTGCGTGCCCCCGCCCAGCGTGGTCATATTGGGTTGCTTTTTCACATCCTCCTTGTGCGACAGCTCGGCAGCCAGCACGTTGCCAATGGGCAGCGGCGCACTGGTGCTGCCGTACTCACGGGCGTAGATCTGGCCGACCAATGCGGCAGGGGCAAAAATGCGTTTGATGACGTCATCAGACATAGGTCAGTCCTTTGTGTTGACAGGTTGAGATGCGGATTGAGTTGTGGATGGAGCGGGCGCGGCCACGCCCATGGCCTCCAGCCATTGCGCGGTACCGGGGTGAACAGAGATAGTTGTGCCTGGCTGTAGCAAATCCCCGAGGTGTTCGTGCTCCGCCATCAAGGTCACAGAGACCATGGCGGGCCGGGCCGGTGCAGCCTTGCGGCGGGAGCTTGGGTTCATGGCTTCCTCCATTCCACCCAGCTGCGGGTGCTCATCTCCAGCATGGCGCTGTGGCACAGCACCCCGGCAAACATGACCGGGCCAGCGCTGGCCACCTGTACGCCGCGCTCCTCCTGGGTGGAGCCGCCCAACATGCCGGGCAAACCTAGCGTGGTGTCCACGCGCACGGCAGAGCGGATGCGCTCGACCAGGTCGTCAAAGATCAGCTCACTCTCCACGGCATCTTTAAAAGCCATATAGCCACGGATCAGCCAGCGGTGCTCGTTCAGAATGCGCCCGTTTGCGTTGACCTCGGTGGTCGCAGTGCGGCGCACATACCAGCCACGGATATGCGGCTCCAGGCCAAAGGCATCGGCGGCCTGCGCCGGGCCGTAAAGATAGAGCTTGCGAAACTCCGCCTCACTGGCGGCAAAACGCTCCCGAGAATGAACCGTGCCCACTGCAGGCACTGCGGCCAAGACGGCCAACAGCGCCCTGCGGGCAGCAGACAAAGTGGCGGCAGTCATGCCTTGCCTCCTGTGATGAAGTTGAGGATCTGGGCGGCAGCGCCCTCGAACATGGCGATGACCTGGCCGCGTGTAGATAGGGCCGCGCGCTCCATGGGGCGCTGTGCTTCGGTGCCTTCACGGGCAATCTTTCTGGCAACCAGGAAGGCCACCCGTTTGACTTCCTTGGGCTCACGAATACCCAGCACAGCCTTGACCCAGGGCTCGATGGCCTTGATCGGCGGCATGTGGGGCTGGGTGCCCAGCTCAATAAACAAGGCGGTGGGCTGGCTGCTGCCCACGATGCCGAGCACCCCAGCAGGCGTGCTGGCCACATCGCTGGTGATGCTGCGGGCCGTGATGCCACTGACGCGCGGCATGTTCTCCTGCCACTCGCGCTGCACCAGCAACGTGGCCTGGTGCATGGTGGCTTCCAGCACCTGACGGGTGTAGTCAGGCTCCTGGCGCAGGCCGCGCTCGATGGCGCTCAGATCGCCCAGGCTGATGTCGAGGTTCATAGGCCGCCCCTGCTCACCAGGCGATGGCGCGGATTGCGGCGCGGCCAGCTCACGACCGCCGACACGGCAGAGCCGGCGACCGCATCCTGCAGCGCCGGGTCCAGCTGACCGATGCCTGCAAAATAGGCCGCGCGGTAGTCCTTGGCACGGGCTGCATAGTTGCGCGATCGGCTCTCGGTGCGAGACATGTCCGAGCCGAGCGTGGTCTCGCGATCGCCTGCAAAGCGCGTGGCCAGTTGCTGGCAAAGCAGATGGGCCGCAAACGACGCCACGGCCAGGCGATGACGCTGGGGAATGCTGTCGGCAGTGGCGTCCAGCACATGAGGAAGCACAAAGCTCACCCGGACCAAGGCATTGCCAGGCAGCGCGTGTACGCTCTCCAGACCCCAGCCGTTCGCCGTTCGGTAAGCGTCCGCTAACACCAGAGAGGCTGGACGCCGCCCCACCGGAAACTCCACGGACTGGATGACTGCGCTATCCGCCCAGCCTGCAGGCACCGGACCAAAGACGCCAGTGGCAGGCCACACCACCTCCTCCAGCTCCAGGCGCGGCACGTCTTCGCTGTAGCGCATGCGCGCCTGATCAAGGGCGCGGTCGCGCACTTCAGTGGTGATCGCATCGTCCTGGTCCGAGACCATGTCCTTGACCAGATTCTGAAAATCCTCAAGCGCCACGACGGCTCCTAGTGCTTAAAAAGGGAATGGAAAAATCGACCATGGGTTTGCAAAGGCTCCTGGCCAGGCTGGCGGCTTTGCAAACCTGCCCCGTTTGGGGCAGGCCTGGATGGGTCTGACGGGCCGTGCGAGTTACGCGACCACGGCCTTGGTCGTGCCCTTCTCACCGTCGACCAGGACGGTGCCGCCGTAGATGTGGCGGATCTTGTAGGTCAGCTTGTCGTTGCTGAACATGGAGCCGCCGTTGGGCTGGTCCTGCACAAACAGCTCGGGCTCTTCCTGGCCGTCCAGGAAGCCAACCTCCAGCACCGGCAGCACCACAGGGTCAGCAACCGTGCACCAGTCGTTGGCGTCCGTCCAATAGCTGACGGGGATCACCTCGGGGTTGATGGTCTGAACAAAGGTCTTGTCCAGGTTCTGGTTGCGCACGAACAGGTCATAGGCGGTTTCCTGCAGCTCGAACGGCACCAGGATCGCTGCCGGGCCTGTGGCCAGGCGCTTGGCACTGCCTGCGCGGGTCTGCTTGAGCATGGCCAAGCGATGCGCCGCAAACTCGGAAGCCGTCAGTGCGCCCGTGAAAAGGTTGTTGTGGTCGGCGTGGTACAGCGCTTTGGTGTCGTAGATCAGGCCGTTGATGCGGAAGAAGTCAAACACAAACTCATAGAGCGTGTTCTTGGCCGCCAGCGCCAGCTCGGTAGGAATGCGGCGCAGCGCCTGGACATCGTCGTTCTTGATCGCTTCCAGCGTCACATCCTCCGTGCCGCCGCGCTTGCTCACCGCAAAGGTGGCCTTGTCATCGCCAGGCGAGCCCAGCGGCTGATAAGGAGCACCCTGCGCGACCGCAGGCAGGTTGCCGTAGCCACCGATGCGGATGCGTTCCTGGGTGCGGAAGTCTTTGATCGGTGCGGTCGTGGCCACACGTCGCCATGCGTCCAGGTTGGTCAGGCCGGTGTAGACCGCCTGCATGCGGCGGGTGATACTGTCGCCCAGCGCATCGCTCCAGGTGCTGCTGGTGACCGACTCACGCATGACGCCCAGGCTCTCGGCCATGCGGCCCAGATCGCAGTCACGGATCTGGCCGGTGACACGGCGGTCGCCCGTGATCTCGATGTAGCACTCGCGCAGTGACTGCACGTTGCGGTGCTCCTTGTGCGTCGGGTCGAAAAACGCCGTCAGCATCTCGCGGATGGACACACTGCGGTCTTCCACGTTGATGGAGCCATTACCGAACGCAGGCACACGAACCGTACCGGACTCCGTCATGCGGGCGATGTAGTCGCCTTCTGCCTTGATCAGATCACCCACGGCGGCTTCGGTCAGGCGATCAGCGCCAGCGGTGGCCACCTGGGTCAGCAAGCGCTCCTTAGCTGCCTGGGGGAGCTTGGCGGCATTGATACGCTCGCGAGCCGCGCCGCGCAGTTCAAAAACCTGCAGGTCGGCACGGGTCAGCGGCGCATCATCGCCCTGAGCCTCTGTCACACGCTGCGTGCCAGGCTCCGGCACCAGCGGGCCACAAACGGCTTCATGCAGATTGACCACCTCGTCGTCGGTGATCGTGTCCAGTTTGATGGCGGCATGCTTCGCCGGGTCTTTGGCCTTGATGGCCTCCAGCATGCGTTGCTTCCACAAAGGCATGGTTTGGCTTCCTTCTTGAGATTCAGGGGGAGAGGTACTTGGATCGGCAGCGGCTTCGGTCAGACGGTCCAGGCCGCCGCCCGCGCCTGGCTCGACAATCAGGTCCACCGAGTGCACCTTGGTGAAGGTCACGGCTTCGCGCAAGGTCTCGCTGCCGTTGCGGCGTTGGCGAGTGCGGGCGTCGGCATCGATCGACAGGCCCAGCAGTCCCTGCATGCCCCGTTTGACGGAGCCCACCATCTTGGTGACCGTCGAATCGCTGGGATCGATGGCTTTAAAGGTGCCGACCAGGCTGCCTGTGTCGGGCGTCTTGCCTTCGACAAAGCGCACGCTATAGATGCCGCCGATCAGATTGCGCACGTCCTTGCCCTTGCCTGCGCTGTGATCGGCGTCAGACTTGGCAAACACGCGCACGCCCTCAAACATAGGGGCCGCTTCGCGCAGTGCCTGGTCGGGGTAGTAGTTGCGGTTGCCGCTGCGGCCCGCACGGATCAGCGTGACCTCGATCGTGCCGTCCTGGGCTTCTCGAAACGCTGCGGCTTCCTGAGATTCGCGCACGATCTCAGAAAGCTTGACTCTGCCTGCAGCACGGTCTGCTTCGGAGATATTAGGAAAGATGGCCGCCGTCTTATCGGACACAGGCTGGAACTGGGCCACCACCTCTTCGCCTTCAGCCAGAGCCACGGTGTTATCCGCGCTGACGGTATAGGCGTAGCTGTAAAGACGGCCCTTGACCTGCACCACGGCCCGGTCAGGCCAGATGCCGCGCATGTCCACGTAGTAGTCGCTGCTGACCGTGAGGCGCAGCTTGTCGCGTACCGCCTGGCGCACCAGCTCGATCAGTTGGCCGTATTCGGAAGTGACCGCCTCCGTCAGGCGATCAAAGCCCGTGCCGTGAGGGATGAGCTTGAGCATGGCTTATTTGCCAGTCAGCTTCTGACCGTCCACAGTCACCACGACGATGTGAGTGCCGTAGTCCTTGAAGGACAGCACTTCATCGGCGGAAACCGCGAGGCGCTTTTCTTTGAACTTGTCCTTGCCTTCTGCAGGCTCCAGGACGATGCGCTGGACGCGCTTGGCAGCATCGGCTGCCGTCAGCTTGGTTTCTTTTGTCTCGGATTCGGACATGGGCCACTCCATCGAAGGTGAGCCGCAGGGCGCGGCATTGCGATGAAGTGACTGTGCCTAGCGAGGCACAAATAAATAAGGCCCGCAAATGCTGGCCTTAATGTCTATTGGGGTCTATTTTCGACAGCCCTTTCCTGCCTCAGTCGCTCAGCTTCGCGAACCTCCGCCACCATCTCTAGGTGTGTCTTGAGACCTCGACCAACTCTACCTTTGAAGCAGTTCTTAAGCTTCAAATGATCATCCACAAGATCTATCGGATCTTGCACCTCGTCGTCCCATTGAGAAAAATCGACGATCACTTTCGCTGCAGTCAGATCAAAGTGGGAGCCTCTGGAAAAATGGTTACCCACAGGGATCTGGTCACCGAAATAAGTTACCAGAACCATCTCGGGGCTTCCGTCCATCTTCTGAAGAGTTTTTAAAAATTGGCGTCGCCAAAACTCCTTGTGCTCTGCAAGTATGAGGCGATAGGCATCTGTCTCGACCAAGTCGCCGATGGATCTTGCTCTAAGCAAGTGCCTTGCAGCAGTAAGCCACTCTTCGCCGCTGCCCCTAAGGGGTGGCTCACCACCGTTAGAGAAAGCGCTATAGGCCCACTCATAAGAGGTTTGAACTTGCTTTACATAAACTTCGTCACGGGATTTTTGTTTGTCCTCTTTATAAGCACGCCTAGCAAGATCGGTACTGACTGCAACACCAACAAATGCAAGTGCGGCAAACAGGGCATTTATCCCACCAAATAGATCTCCAATCTGCCCCAACTTCTCTAAGCGTTTGCAGTCTATATTTGCATCTCCACAAAAAATGCTGATGCCAAAAGGTGCAAAAAATATCGCCCAAGCCCCCCAGAGAAACAGCATTGAAATGCCAAGCACTAATGGTGCATGCTCATCAGCTAGGGCACGAACTTTCTCGACAGCTCCACTGAAACAACCCTGCGATTCATTTTGATCAATTTGCCTCATACCAACCTATCACCTCTCTAGGCAAGGATTCTAGCCAGAGCTGTAGGCTTTAAATTGGCTTTAAATCGATCCCAGACCGACAGAAACATCAGCACGCCGGTGGACATAGCTCGAAACGTGTTTAAAGCTCTACGCCGTCCTTAATCATTCCAACCGCCTCTCCGCCCTCTTTGCAGCCTGATCCAGCGCTGCCTTACGCCCATCCAGTTGCAGCTCGCGTTCGGTAAAGGGCTTAGCCCCTGGCGTCATGACCCGCCAGTTCTTCATCCATGGAATGGAAATACACCCGCAGTGAATGATCTGCTCGACGGGAGCCCTGGGGTCATGCGGGCACTGCATCTTGTCGATGCCACCGCCAGGGTTGGGCACCTTGAAGGGCTTGCTGGCTTCCACGACCTGGCCGTCAATGATGTCGTGATTCCAACGACTGTGGATCTTGCCGCTGCGCCGCCACTGCTTGCCTAGGCCTGGCACCAGTGGCTCAGCCTGTTGCAGGCGTTCATTTGATGCCACAGCAAATGCCCGACTGACTTCCGTGCGAACTATGGTGGCCGCGCGCCTGGGTGACTCGGCCCCGAGAATCTTCTGCACCGCCTGGATGGCCTGGTATGGAGTCTGCGCGCCAATGGTGGTCTGGCCCAGTTGCTGGCCAATCTTGCGGGCTGCTTCATTGCCCACGTCCTTGAGCCGCAGCGAACCAAACGCCTTCATCTGTTTGAGCACGCCCACATCGAGCTGGGCCAGTTGCAGCTCCACGCGGTGACCAATGATGGCCAGGGGCTTGTCTATGAAGTCCTCCCCCAGGGTCCAGGCGTCCTGCATGCGCATTTCAAATAAGGCACCAGCGCGGCTAGTGGCTCCGGCCAGGACGTCCTCGATCTGACCCAGCAAGCGCGAGAGCTGAAGCTGCTGCCAATCGGCAGGCAAGCCTGCCAGCGTGACCAGGATCTGGTCGCGAGCCTCTTTGAGCAGCAGCAGAACCTGGGTTTCTCCAGCCAGGAGCAATCGGGCACGCTCACGCAAACGCAGGGCCAGCTCCGCCTCAAATGCTCTATCTGGCTTTTGGCCCAGCTCCTGCTCGCTTCTGGCTTTCTTAGCCATGCTGCTGACCAGATGCTTCAGCCCGTGCGGCAGCCAGATCCGCAGGCAGGTTGGTGAACACGTCTTCAGCGTCTCGCTTGGCCTTACGCTGGGCAGATTCCTTACGTGCGGCATCCAGCTCGGCCTTGGCGTCAAAGTCCTGGCCAAAGCGCTGGGCCACATCAGCCACGATCTTGAGGGCGGTCTCTTCGGTCATCAGCCCGGCCTCGATCATCTGCACCACGGACGCAGCCAAGGTTTGCATCGCGCTGGCAAATTTGGTGACGTCACGGTTGAGCAGTTCAGGGAAGACCGCCGTCACCTGCCACTTCTCTTCTGACCAGTCAGGAGTCACGCCTTGGGTTCGAGCCTGGCACAGCAAGACATGGCGGCCTATCTCCTCCAGCATGATCTTGAGGAAGGACTGGCGCATGCTGTACATCTTGAAGGTGGGCTCACCCATCTCCGAGGCTGCAGCGCGGTTCACATCCCCGCCGCCACCAAACCAATGCTCGGGCATGGTGCTGCCGCCGAGCACATGGTTTCTCAGCAAGCGGGCGCTCTCGCTGGTGTCGGCTGCCTGCAGGCTCGGGCTCTTGGCTTCCAGCGTAACGCTGTCGTTATGGACGAAGGTGCTGTTGGGAGCTGGCGGAACAAAGGTCTTCTCGTATTCCTTGACCTTGGCGTCGTCTGCTCCTTTCAGCTCCACATCCCAGACAAAGGATCGCAGGTAGCCAATGCGGTCCAGCTCATTGAACAAGAACTCGTCATAAGCATCCAGCCAGTCCATCTGCCCCAGAAGGTCGGAGCGACCACGGCTGCCGTTGGGAAACTTGTTGAGCTGGTAGAGCAGACACTCACCGTCTGTGAACTCCTCCGCGCGAATGCGGCAAGTGTTCTCGCTGAACAGCTCCGCGTCCTCGCCCAGGACAATCACTCTGTATTTATATTGACGCCCTCGGTTGTCGCGCTTGGTGACGACACCAATAGGCTGCTCAGGGTTGCCTGGGTCGTTGACCACGGTGGCGATCTGGCGCGGGTCCAAATAACCCAGCCGCACAAAGCCGTCGCCGTCGCGCACATTGGCGATATAGCACTGCTCACCCAGCAGGCCCAGGGCGCGCACCCTGCCCTGGAGCTTCAGCGGCCAGTTATTGATGGGGTCAGTCCAGAACGTATTGAGCAGCGCCTGGTGCTCTTCGTCCTGGCACTGCAGAGAGACACCCTCTGCCAGCAAGTAAGCCAAGGGCAGCTCGGTCAAGCGGTTGGCCAGCAGATTGCTTTGCCACAGGTATTCGGCCAGCTTCTGCATGCGGTCCTGGGCCATCGGTGCCAGGTCGCGGTCGTTCAAGCTACCGAGACCGCCGCCGCTGAGCTTGCGCCACCCTTCATCACTGTTTCCCTGGGCGCTGGCGGCTTCACGCATGGGCTGGATGTGATGTGCCTGGTCTGCGTCTTGCGCGACCGCTGCCTGGTCAAAACCAAGAAAGGATTTGAACCGGCTCCATGCCTGGGGTTTCATTTATCTCTCCTGAACATTCGTGAGGCCTGGCGGGCATAGCGCTCGCGGGCGGTCTGTACCTGGTGGTTGTTGCCGCCCTGGGTGGCCGCAGCAATGCCACCAGTGACGGCCAGCATGTAGAGCATCTGGACCATGTCGGGGCCGTCATCGTGATCGGCTTTGGGGAAATGCCTGAACTGGTCAATCAGCGTGGTCTGGCTGCTGTGCACACGGATCAGGCCGTTATGCATATGAGGCTGCAGGCTTTCAATGCGCAGCAGCTTGTCGCTGATCGGCAAGAGCGGGCGAGCCGGTACCGGGACGCCCTGCTGGGCGCTGCGCTTGACCAGCTCGGTGCGCAAGAATTCCTGGAACTGCACGGATTCGAAGCCCCAGACAATGCAGCAGTACTCGCGCTGCATCTCGATCACGTCGCTGATGATGCGATCAGGCACGCGCTTGCGGATGGCCGCCTCGACCACATCCATGATGCCGGTCTCGCGGTTGTAGCCGCCGATGCCGATGGCGCTGGGGTCGCGGCTATTGCCCGCTCTGCCCAGGCTCGGGTCACATGCGCCGTAAAACACCCACTCGGCCAGGCGGTTGACCCAGAAGCGGATGGAATTGGCAAACGGCGCATCCTCCCCGGCTGTCGGATCGTTCTGCTGCTCAGAGTCGAAAGCAGAGTGCCCTTCACGGGCGCGGCGGATCATCAGCTTGACCAGGGGGCGCAGCGCTGGCCAGGAGACCTTGCTGCCTTTTTCCATCTCAGCCTGGTGCTCTCTATATAGAGCCATGGCCGCAGCCTCACCCTCCTGGGGAGTGTCGGCATTGAGCAGAAAGCCCTCGAACTGCTCCCACAGATCCATGCGCTCGGGCCACTGGATGATGGCTTTAAAGACTCTGCGATTCCACAGCGGGTTCTTGAGAAAACGCGCCAGGACACTGTCGTAGTGCAGCACAGTGCCCACCAGAATGGCGTCCATGGAGTCGTCAGGTGGCCCCAGCGACAGCACGCTCTTGGTCACAAAAGCCTGCAACTTGTCGCGCTGGGCCGGGGTGTTGACGTTCTCGTCGTTCTCGATGTCGTCGCAGATGGCCAAATCCGGGCGGTGCGCGCCGTGGCGGCGGCCCCGGATCTTCTTGCTGGAGCCGAATGCTTCGACCTTGCGACCATTGGCCGTCACGATCACGCCGGCCCGCCAGACACGGCCCTGCCCGCAAGCTTCGGGAAAATCATTGGCAATGCGCGGGTTGGCTTCCAGCTCGGCCTTGATGGCTTCCAGCATTTCTGCAGCCTGCTCAAAGGCGTCCATCACGATGATGGCGTACCACTTGGCCCCTGTGACCAGGCACCAGGACACAAAGCTCATGCTGATCTTGGTGGACTTGGCCTCGCCACGCGGGGCCGCAATGGCGTCGCGCTGACCCGCCGCTGTATTCACGATCTCAGGCAAGCGCTTGTAGAGGTACTTGTGCAGCTCGCTGGGCTCGGCCCGGCCATAGTGCGGAAAGTAGTTGCGGTCCCAATACTCATAGCCGTTGACCGGGTCGCAGACCTTGCGGCGGCGCTCGGCAATTGCGGCAGGGTTGGTGTCCCAGCCATCCAGGTTGGCGTCGATCTGCTTGCGCAGGTCATCGGCCAGGGCTGTCAGGCCCGCCAGAAAATCCTTGCTGTTCTTGGCCATGGCTATTTCACCTTGGCCAGCTCTTCGCCAAACGGCTCCAGCATCTCGACCAGAGCGGCCAAATGCTGCGGATAGCGCTGCTGGGCAAATGCGGCAAAGCGTTGAAGAATGTCCAGTTGGACCGCCTGGCGGTTCAGCTCAGGATTGAGGCGCTTGAAGCTGGACATGGTCTTGTTGAAGCTGTCGCTCATGCTGGCCAGCGTTTCAGCGCGATCGCGCGGCCCCATGTCCTTGGCCTCGCGCAGCAGATCCATGGTGGCCTGGTGCTGGATGAGATAGTCCTCCAGCAGCTTGGCCGAGAGGTTCTTGAAGTTCTCATCGCCCATGGCCACGGCAGCTCGGGCGGTCTCCCAGTCGTCGCCCTTGTCTGCCGCCTCCTGTTTCCAGCGGTTGCCGGTGCTGCGCGGCACGCTCAGCTTCTTGCAGGCTGCTTCCATGGCCATGCGTTGAAACACATACAGGCCACGCAGCTGGGTACGTTTTTCTTTGCCGTGTGCCATCAGTTCCCCAGGCCCCCACCACGAAAATAGGTCTTGATGCCCTCGACGATCAGCGCTGTGCCCACTGCCACGGCACCGCCTGACACCGCGCCCGCGACTGCAGCCTTCTTCTCGACTTCACGCAGGCGGGTATCAATGGAGTTGAGGCGCTGATCCACGCGTTCATCCAGCTCTTGAATGCGTTGGTCCTGGCGATTGAGATGCGCGGTAATACCGTCGAGCTTGCCGTCGATCTTTCCCAGCAGCATCAGTTCGTCTTTTTCGAGTGACATGGTTCCTCTGTTTTTTGTGGCGAGTCATGGGTGCAGCAGCAGCAACCGGCAGGACGCATAGGCCGCGTTAAGGGTTTCGATCTCCTGAATCACTCCTGCAAGGCGCGCAGAATTTGCTGCTGGAAGTAGCCCGTAGGCCTGGCCTGCGTCTGCTGCACCAGGCTCGGTGCTGGCGGCTTGTTCACCTGTGGCGCGACAACCACCTGCCCCACTGGCAGCGGGCTGGGAGACGATGCGCACCCGCACAGGGCGCAGCTTGTGCTCACCAGTAAGGCGAGCGATTTCTTGGACTGCCTGGGCATCGGTTTTTTCCTGCTGTTGGTAAAACTGATCCAGCCTGGCTTGGGCAGCATTGCGCTCGACTGTCAGGCGCTCCAGCTCAGCCTTGGCGGTGCGGTTCTGGGTGGCAACGCTGCCCTGCAACTGCTGCAGCTCGGTGGCTACGAGCTGAGACTTGGCCTTCAAGTGCCACATGCCCAAGGCAAGCGCCAGGCACAACAGCAATGCCAGCGCCAGCAGCCCTGGGGCGATGGATTCCAGAAAGCGCTTCATGGCTGCGCTTTCCAGGTGCCAGTGGCAAAGTCGTAGTTAGCGCGCAGCAAAGCCACGCCCAGCAGACAATCGGCGCGCTCTTTTAAACGGCGGTTGTAGAGGCCCTGAACAAAGCGGAATTCCCACTCGCCCTTGGCATTGCGCTTGCCGGTCTTGGTATAGCTCCAGACAGGCGTGCCGCTTGGCGCATGGGCCAGCGCATCGCAGGCTTCTTCATAGCGTTTGCTATTGAGCAGGCCCATGGCTCGACTGGCGCAGGTCGACGGCTCACCGTTGTTGTGGCCATGGCTGGAGAAGGCATCCAGAATGGGCTGCGTCACCGGCACCTTGATGCAGTCCAGCACCTTGGCCTGCCCCTTCGCCAGCACCTGACTGCCCACCACCATGCATTGCTCATCGGACCAGTAATCGCCCAGCACCACCGGCACCGGGCTGGCGGTCCTGGTCAGCCCAAGGCAGGCCGTGGGCAAGCCTGCAGCCAACGCGTCTGCATAGACCACATTCTTGAAATGCGGTGTGCCATCGCGCTTGGCTGGTCCGTCCTCGTAGCCGGAGATATAGGTGACATACGCACCACCGCCCAGCACGAGCGGGATGCCAAAGCGCAGAACCGATTGACCGAGGGAGAGTGTGTTTGCCATGCCCTCGACTTTCGTGGGGCAGGCACAAACAAAAAAGGCCCGCAAATGCTGGCCTTAATCTTTCTATCACCAACAACACAGTTGGCATTATTAGTCAAAGTGGGAAATATTTTATAGATTACTGAAAGGATGCACGATAGATAGATGAAATTTCCAAACCATTATCATTAAGATATTTAAAAAAATCTGTAGGCTGGTACTTATTCTTATCTACAAACGCCCAGAATTTTTTATGATGCCTTATCAATGATTCATTCCTGACCACAGACACTGGCTTTACTGTTTGACTGCTTCTCATCTCTCGCCATTTTTTTGCAGGCTTCAATGTTCTTACAAAACTCAAAACTAATTTTGCATTAATGCTCTTTCTAGAAAATCCCACAATTTGTTTAGCCCCCTTATCGGTAATACTTAACGGACCTTCGAAAAACTGAGACTTACTTTTAGGCTGCCGCTTTACCCCAGCATCTGCAACCCTAAAAATATCAGATCTTCCGGTGAGGAAATATACATTTTCTTGTGCTACAGCCACTTGCAGCAAATTCAATGCAAAAATATCTGAACTCAAGGAGACCTTCAAATTACCATTAACTCCTTTGGGACACGTGTAGACATCTGAGTCATACATATAGAGTAGTATCTTGGGTGTAATAGGATAAAATATTTGCAGCCCTTTTGATACTAAACCCACATTTGTTCCAGAATTCTCAAATTCCATCAGCTGATTATAGAAAACTACTGGATTATCGCTAGCAATAAACTCGTAATCATCCTCAATGATTAATAATCGCGATGATAGATCTTGAATTAATTGGTAATTTTTGAGTGTGGTTCGCAGTGCAAAATTGGCTGGATCGGAGAAGCCAATTTTTACATTTTTCAGCATGTCACTTGTAACTCTTGAATCATGCTTGAGAATTGATTTCCACATGCCATCCGCCATTTCATTAAAGACATCGGCCATATATGCCGTACGCCCGAATTGAATGGCTATATGCATACATAAAACAGTATGCTCATCAGATAATGGAGAAGGGACTCCAAATTCTTCAATTAATTTTAACAGTTTTGCAACTTCGCCCTCCATTATGGAAAGTTGCTTTTCTTGTTTACCATCCTCACCATACATATTATCTCTATAACACTGATTTTTTAACTTTGCATTCAGTATTACTTTAGATAGCCCAAAATTATAGATATTTATACTCTTGCCATTGGCTGAAAATTTTCTCAGATAAAATTTTGGAACAAAATGCTGTTTCTTATGTTCTGGCATTTAAATCCCTCTCACTTACTTAATGGATTTATCTTTACTGCTGTGCCTGTAGCAACAACAAATAGCATGGCCCTGCCTCCACCTGAAAATTCATTGAAATCGAGTCGGACACCAATCACTGCATCTGCGCCCAAAGCGAAGGCCTCGGCCCGCAGCTCCGCCATGGCCTTCCGTCTTGCTTCACGCAATACTTTCTGTGTCGTTCCACTTCTTCCACCAACGACATCAGTGACACCAGTGTAAAAATCCTTCAAAAGATTCATGCCAAATGCGCATTCTGCAGAGACAACATCTAGTGCCTTGGCAATCGTGAAGCCTGGCAGCATGGGAGTGGTTGTCACGGGCATCTGAGCTGCGGCTTGCGTGTGATGCTCAGCAGGTATGGCATGCATGGGTATGCCAGACCAGTCACCCGAAGCTTTAGCTCGTACAACGCGCATTTTGAGCGCTGCCGCATCATCAAACCTCGAATAAATCAGACCACATGCAGGACACTTGTCCAACGGCTCCCCTGTTGCAGCCAAATTCATATGACCACACTTTGGACAAGAATGCTCCATTGCTCCTCCAAGTCTTTTTGTATTAAGTTTAATCTCCTGCTGCGTCCTCAAAGGCTTCTATTGGCCAAATACTGACGTTTCAATTCGACATCGATATCCCGAACAGCCTTGGCCGCAGTAGCAGCTTGCTGACTTGCCTCACGTCGTACCTTGAGATATCTCGCTTTAGTGATGTAGATAGCCAAGGTCATGGCTGTCACAAAAATTAGTTCACCAAAGGGAGTCCCTCGCCTCGCGAGACCTGCAATACCGCTACCCAAGTCTGCAACGAATCCATTTAGAAAATAGACACCAAAGGCCAGCAGAGCCATCGCCAAGATCATCAAGCAAAAAAATGGAGCATTCCATTTCTGGCGACGCTTTTCTTGGTTATATATCTGCAACTCATGCGCGCGATGCGCAAGCAAAATTTCCTCACTTACCCCTGTCCACTCCGACATGGGAATGTAGTAATTGACATCTCTCCCCGCCGTCACATTGCCTTGGCCAGCAACGCTGATGAACTGGCCACCTGGATAGTCACTCACCTCTGCCTACCCCCTGCTTTTGTTTTCTCTGCTCCATTGACGTCGCGCCCGGCAGTCACGTTGCCACTGCCTCGAACATGGACTCCACCGCCTCCAGTTGACGATACTCCCGCAGCAAGCAAAGCAGCCGATTGCAGCAAATTTTTTCTTGCAGCAGCGCTGCACATTTCATAGCTATTCAGCAGCGCCTGATGCTCCTTGGGCAATGACGCTTGAACAGAAATTGGTTGACTACGCTGGCCAGTCACCACAAAGAGCACATCCACACCTGCGGAGGCCAGTGTGGATAGCTGAACCGCAGTTGGAGAAGAAACGCCCTTCTCCCAATCAATCAGTGTTCGCTTGCTAGCGCCAGCGATTTCCGCGAACACCGGCTGCGTGAGACCAAGCCTCTCTCGCTCACTTTTTAGCCGTTCATTGATCACGAAAATATCCTCACCTTTCTATTGCATGGTGCAGATATCTGCACCATAATCCACCCTAAGACAGCGCCGCACTCCGTACGGCGCTGATTCACCTAACTACTTAGGCAAAGGATAACAAAGCAATGCATCCGGAAGAGATCAAAGCAGCAATGCGCATCGCAGGAACAACACCCGCAATGCTGTGCGATGAGCTGCAGGTTGCGGCATCGTCCATCTCACAAACGATCAGCGGTCACATCAAAAGCAAGCGCATTCAAACGCGTATTGCTGAAATTATTGGCAAGCCCACTGAATTGATCTGGCCTAACCAAGTAGTTCTGCGACGCACCCGTGCCCAAATTGATTCTCAACACAAAAGCACATCAGCCAACCCCAAACACGCTACGAGTGCCAATTCCTCACCGCCAACCAGAGCGGCTCAACGCAAGTCTGAGGGGCTCCGTATCAAAGAAGAAGGAAGGGCAGCATGAATGCAGTCACCATCTTCAGCACCAGTATTCGTAACGACGGATCTGGCCGCTTCTGTCTTAACGACCTTCACCACGCCGCTGGCGGAGCACCAAAGCACAAACCAAGTGAGTGGCTTCGTAATCGTCAAACAACCGCACTAGCGCATGAATTAGGCAAAGCGGGAATTCCCGCTTTGGTCTCCACAAAAGGCGGGCGGACTCCAGGCGTCTTCGCAGTGCGTGAACTCGTCATCGCCTATGCGGCATGGATAAGCCCTGCTTTTCATGTGAAGGTGCTGCAGGTTTTCCTGGCGGCAACCACCGCCAACCAGCCATCACTCCAACGTGCTGCCCCAAATTACATGCGCGAAGCATGGTTTGCCATCCTGCGCCATCAGGCGGGCTGCACCATGCATCGGGCCTTGGCTCGGGCTTTGCAGATTCATGAGTCCACTTTGAGTCAGGTGCTCAATGGTTCTGGCTACTACGGCGCGGGACGCTGCTCTACAGACCGCATTGCACGCCGCGTCATGCGCGTGTTTTGCGCCAAGCAGCGGATTCACCCTCGGCAACTGAGCTTGGTCTAAGGGGCAGGCTTATGTGGCTTACCTCCAAGCATCTGGCAGGTCTTGATGGCTTGCCTTCTTCTGAAAAAGGTACTCGACTTTGGCTGCAACGCCACGGCGTACCTAGCCGTCCACGCAATGCCAGCGGGGGCGGTCTTGAATACGACTGCTCAAAGTTGCCCGAGGCTGCTCGTGCAGCCTTGAGCGCAAAGCAGATCACAGAGGCAGGCTCCAAAGCCCTGGCCGTGGTGGACACCCCGCCAGTCCGCAGCTTTTTGCCACCTGCGCCTACGGTCAGCAACGCCATCAGCCGTGTGCCCAGCCAAGCAGAGAAAGATGTGGCCGACGCCCGCGTGCGCTTGGTCAACCTGGTGCTTGAGTTAGTGCCCCTGCATGGTCTGCGCCGTGCTTGCCAGTTGGTGGCTGCACGCATCATTACGGGCGAAGCCGGCACTGAAGCTCAGTCCATTGCGCGTCAGGCAAACCAGCGCGCACGCGCTGGTGAGGTCAGCGCCCGTTCACTGGAGCGCTGGGTAGGCATGCATCGCAGCAACGGCTGGTTTGGACTCTTGCCCGCTGCTCCCCAGTCTGAATCGACACCACAAGTTGATGACGATGTGGCTGCAGTGCTGGGCCTCTTCCACAGCAAGGACCACCGCTTTCGCAAGCTGAGCGGCGCGGCCAAGGAAGTCACCCGCATGCTAGCCCGCGACTTCGATGAATGGCGCAAGCTGTACCACCGCGCCCGGCGCGTTCTGGACAAGCTGGGCCAGTCCGCCGAAGCCAGCGTGGCGCTGATCAAGTCTCGCCATACCGGCGCACAGCGCGACGCCAAGCTGCCCTTTAAACGCCGCGACACATCCACACTGGCATTTGCCGATGTGTTCGTGATCGACGGCCACACCTTTAAAGCCAAGGTTCGCCACCCGGACCATGGAGCCCCTTTCGCGCCGGAGCTGACCGTGGTGTTGGATGCCGCCACTCGCCTGATCGTGGGCTGGTCGGTCAATCTGTCCGAGAACGTGATTGCGGTGGGCGACGCTCTGCGCCACGCAGTCGGCCAATACGGCATTCCAGCCATTCTCTACGGTGACAACGGCGCTGGCGAAACGGCCAAGGCCATGGACTGCCCGATCGACGGCATCTGTGCACGCCTTGGCATCGATCACCGCCTGGGCCTGCCCGGCAAGCCGCAAGGTCACGGAATCATTGAGCGCAGTTGGCAGACTCATGCCATCAACGCTGCGCGCAAGTTCGGGAGCTTTCAGGGCGGCGATGTGGATGCAGGGACCTTCCGCAAGGTGGCAGCAGTCCTGGCCAAGGAGCAACGCGCCATCAAGCGCTCGGAGCAGACCGGAGAGGTCATCGCGCTCACGCCCAAGGCTCCGACCTGGAAGCAGTTCGTCGACGGCATCGAAGTGATGGTCCACGAATACAACACGCAGCACCGCCATCGCGGTCTGCCAAAGCGCACAGACGGCAAGCACCCGACTCCCATGGAAGCGTTTGAAGCCTGCTTTGACCCAGCGCTGCAGGAGAAGCCTTCTGAGCTTGAGTTGCGCACTTTGTTCATGCCGAGCGTGATCCGCACCGCCAAGCGCGGTCAGGTGCAGTTCTTCAATCAGTTCTACCAGGCACCCGACCTGATGCGCCGCGATATCGATGGCCGCGAAGTCAGCGTGCGCTACGACATTCACAACCCGAACTATGTGTTGATTTACACGCTGGGCGGTGAGTTCGTCTGCGAGGCCCAGTGGGATGCCAACCGCATCGACTACTTCCCCAAGCCCGTCATTCAGATGGCACGCGAAAAACGCGTGGCCCAGGCCGTCAAGCGCCGCGAGCTGCAGATCGACACCGCCCTGCGCGAGCTGGGTCCAGCCTTGGACACCACACCCCTTTCCCTGCCGGAGCCCAGCATCCCATTCGTGACGGTGCCCTCCTTCGTGGAGACACCTGTCTCCGCCATCAACTCTCCCTCCACGGAAGCGGTAGCGCAAGCAGCTACTAGCAGGCCTTTCTTCAACGGACCGAGCGAGCGCTACGAGTGGCTCATGCGCAACCAAGACCAATGGACCGAAGCAGACGGCACATGGCTGCGCAACTACACGGCATCGGAGAGCTATGCAGATCTACGCGACTACTACGAGGGGCGGGGATTGGGATGGAACGACGCGGGCAATGAGCCCGGTTTGAAGAGTGCTCTGTGACGGCGGCAACCGTCACAGAGCGTGCCAGAGATTTTTTGAGAAATACGAGCAGGAGAAATGTACTGTGAAACGAGGCTTTGTCAAAACTGAAAACTTTAAGCGATTGTCCGAAGCCCAAAAGCTGGTGGAAAAGCGCGGTGCTCGCGAGGCAAGCCTGGTGCTGGTCCAGGGCCGTTACGGCATTGGCAAATCCGAGCTGACCGAGCGCTGGGCCGCAGACAGTGGCTGGGTGTTTGTGCGCGCCAAGAGCACCTGGACCAAACGCGCCATGCTCGATGAGCTGGCCGAGCGTATGGGCCTGGCCAAGACCGGGCGCAATACCGAGGTGCAGTCGCGCATTATCGGCAAGCTGGCGGTCGAGATGGTGCCGATGATCATCGATGAGGCTGACTTCCTGGTGGGCACCACCGCCAGCCTGCTGGAGCTGATCCGCGACATCACCGACCTGACCGGCACCATGTGCTTCTTGGTCGGCATGGAGCACTTCCCCATGAAGGTAGCCCGCTTCGGCCATATCGCCAGCCGGGTAGCCAAGGTGGTGGAGCTGCAGCCGATATCGCTCGCAGACGTCAAGGCCACGGTCGCAGCCAAGGCCGAAGTCGAGATTGCCGACGAGGTGCTGCCCGAGATGCTGGCCCAGGCTGAGGGTCGCATGCGGCTGCTGCTCAATGCCATTGCCAACATTGAGGCCTGGGCGGATGCCAATGGCTGGGCCAAGGTCACGCTGGAGCACATCAAGGGCTTGCCACTGTGCCCCGAGTTCAACGGTAAGCCGCTGGGCCGCAAAGGGGTCAAGCCATGACGACCGCCTCGGTGAAGCCTTACGGCTGGTTCATGCCTGCCACCTTGATCGCTCTGGGTCGCTATACCGCCCACGCGGTGCAGCCCTTCACGGTGGCCGAGCTGCAAAAGATCGTGCCCGAACTGACAGAGGGCAAGGATGCTCGCAGGGCCTGCAAGCTGCTGGAGCAGCGCAGGCTGGCTGTTCCCTGCCCTACCCAGCGATTTGCCTGGGAGCTGACCCCTGCAGGCGTCCAGACCTGTAAAGCGGCTCTGTATGCATCGCTGGCGGAAGGCAAATGCAAGCCCGCGATGATGCGCCCCAACAAGCTCACGGTCGCCGATCAGATCTCTGCGCGCCTCTGGAATCTCCTGCGCATTCGCAATGTTCTGACCAGCGTCGACGCGGTGTCGGTCCTGGCCAATGCCGGCGACAACACGGTCTATTTGCAGGCTGTCATCGGTCGCCTGCTCAGGGCTTGGAGCGAGGCCTGCCCCGACGCGGTCGAGGTCAGCAAGAAACGGGTCAATGGTGCATTGCGCTATGTACTCAAGCGCGACATCGGACCCCAAGCACCTGTGCTGGCCAAAGCCAAGAAGGTGATTGCATGAAGCCCGGCTACATGACAGAGCCTTGGTTCGCAATCCTTCTGGAGCGTGCGCAGCGCCCAGAGTCCGTTCGGGCACGGATAGCACGCCAGCTTGGCATCAGCGCAGCGGCGCTGAGCCAAGTGCTCAATGCGAGTGGTTGCTACGGAAATGGCACGGCCAAGACGGACCGCATTGCAGAAAAGGTGATTCACACCTTCGGTCGCTACACCTGCCCACACCTCACGGCCGAGGCCAGTGGCGACGACCAGGTCATCACTGCAGAGCAATGCCGCGCCTTTGCCCACCGTGATGCGCCCACATCCAGCCCCCGCGACATGCAGCACTGGCAAGCCTGCCGTCAATGCAGGCACCGGGAGGCCAGCGCCCCACCCGTGCCTCGCGCTCTGCAGATCAGAGGTGGCCGCAAGGTCATCCCCATTACCCACATCCAGGAGGTCAGCCATGCATCACCTCGTTAAAGACGGCTGCCTGCCCTTGGTGATTGGCCTTGCGCTGCCCATGAGCGAAGCCGACTACCACCGCCCGCCCTTGGGCTGGATCAAACGCCGCGCCAGGAGGCTTATGCGCGCTTACAGCATCGACCGCCGCTATGCCATCGCCTGCGCCGCAGACGACTACTCCGACTTCACCCATATGCACCGCGAACGCCTGTCTCAACTGCTCAAAGGAGAACACCAACATGCCTAAGACCAATCGCCCCCAACAGCGCCCTCTGCCCGCCTGGACCATCGAGCACGCCAGTACAGCCCCCATGTCCCGCCGCGAAAAGCTGGCCCTGACGCTCTTCATCTTTGTGCTCCTCATGGCCTTGGGCTTCTTGATCGCAGCCATCACCGGCTACGCCGAGATGCGCGCCGTGTTTCCTTGAACCAGCCAATCACCACCATCAGAAAGAACGCATGAATCAGCAAATCTCTCTCCCCGAGATTCCCGCAGGCTATTGGGAAAACGCCAAGGGTGACCTGGTCCCCGAAACCAAAGTCTCCGACATCGACAAGCTGCGCGACCAGTTGGTGCGAGACCTTTGCGCCCAGGCCGAAGCCAGGAGCAAGGATCTGGCCAAGTTCAAGCTGGACTCCATGGGCGACGTAACAGCCTTTGTGGAAACCAGCGTGGAGCAATACGGGGTCAAGGTTCGCGGCACCAAGGGCAACTTCACGCTCATGACGTTTGACGGCAAGTTGAAGGTCGTGCGCCAGATGCAGGACCAGATCACCTTTGGCGAGCAGCTCCAGGCGGCCAAGTCCTTGATTGACCAGTGCGTGACACGCTGGGCCGAAGGAGCCAACGACAACATCAAAGTTCTGGTCTCCGATGCCTTCCAGGTCGACAAGCAAGGCCTGATCAACACAGGCCGCGTGCTGGGCCTGCGCCGCCTGGAGATCAAGGACGAAGACTGGCAGACGGCCATGCAGGCCATCTCAGACAGCATCCAGGTCGCCAGCACCAAGCCCTACATCCGCTTCTACAAGCGCAATGAAACCACCGGCGCTTATGACGCCATCAACCTGGATCTGGCTGCCGTATGACAACTACAAGCTTTGCCTCTACCGCCGATGTCGCTCACTCCGTCTGTACCAGCGAGGGTGCCCAATCACTGCCCTTGGTGCAGACCACCGAGATCGTGGACTTCACCCTGCGCACGGTCATCGGTCTGAACTGCCAGAACGGCAACACCCTGGACATCAATCTTGGAAACGGCCATGTCTTGAGCTGCTGCATCAAGAAAGCCATCGGCCCTACGGACGTTTAAAGGAGGCGACATGACCCGCTTTGTTGCTCACACCTCGCCTTTTGCTGCAAAAGATCAGCGCCGCCGTGAGCTGGGCCACATCCATCAGGGGCGCACGGCCCTTGGCTGGACGGAGGATGATTACCGCTTCCACCTGGTCGAAATCACGGGGGTGGCCAGCTCCGCGGATCTGGACGCAGCGGGTCGTGCCAAGGTGCTGGCTCACATGGCCAAGCTGGGCTTCCAACCCAAGTCCAGCAACTTCAAACCCTTTGGTCAGCCCGAGAAGATCAAGTGGCTCTGGAAGAAGCTCAATGAGGCGGGTGGCCTGCGCGACGGCAGTCCCACCGCCCTGCTCGCCTTCGTGGGCCGAACCATCGGCACTGAAGTGTCGGATGTGAAGTTTCTGCCAACAGCCCAAGCCAGCACGGTCATTGAAGCGCTGAAGTCCATGCTGGACCGGGCCAAGCGTCAGGCACAGGTGAAATGACCCAGACTTTCACCGTTCCCATCGACCTGCTGCCGCCGCTGCTGCAAGAGTTTGAGCGCCTGGTAGGTCTGCAGGCCACCATGACGCTGGTTCAGAAATGGGGTGGGCTGCGGGTTTACTTCCCAACCCCAGAGCGCGTCACCGAAGATCACCCCTATGCCGCAGTCATTGGCGTCGAGGCACTTTTAAAGCTGGCAGAGGAATATGGAGGCCTACCTCATTTTCAGCTGCCGAAAGCGGAAAGAGCGCTCCAGGCCGTGCGCAATGCGCGGATCGCAGCTGACTACTCGACGAGCAAGACTGCAAGGGAGATTGCTGCAGAGTACGGCCTCACAGAGGGGCAAGTAGTCAGGATCGTGGCGATGCTTGATGTGAAGGCTCCTGTAGACAGGCGTCAGCGAGCTTTGTTTTAGTGACACTCCGCTCTAACGTATTGCCCGGCTTTCGCTAGAAGCCGGGCATTTTTTTGCCTGTCTTTACTCAAATGCACGCAAATGAGAATTGTGCAAATTAGAAATTCCTGTACTGCGTCTTGATCGCATTAATTATGCGTACAAGATCACCATTTCTCAGTGTTGGCTTTTTTCTGTCTGCCGTGCCACTTCTGCGCATCCGGATTAGTTAACACATCAAGTCCAGAATTCGAAGAGTTTCCAAAGTTGTTTCCGCTGCACTGCAACTGAAACAAAATGCATATTGCTTGTATATTCTGCCTTGTATCAGCCCATTGAGGATTGGTACGTCTACACATTCCAAGCTAGGAGTGTTCCGAAGCCCATGCATGGGCAGTGATCTAAGCCTAGCACCGCAGTAAGTGAAGACGGCTTGTTGCGGGCAGCATCTAGCGTAGGAGCGCTTTTTATGATGCGATGGTCCAGTTTTGAGTCCAAGGTTGTAGTCGCATTTGGAGCCGCAACCCTGGTTGTGAGCGGGTTGGCACTATCAACCTGGGAAGTCGCTGACGACGCAACCCAAGCCGCTCAAATGGTGGCACGCACACAGCAACTACTCAACAATCTTGCTCGTATCAGAGGATATTCATTACAAGCGGAATTAGCCACTCAAAATTTCCGACTGACAGGTAGCACGGACCATTTGGAAGAGAGAGACGCTGCGATAGCAGGGAGAGAGCTATCACTGGAAAACGTCCAGCAGCTCACTATTGCAAATCCTGATCAACAGGTTCTATGGCAAGAACTGCGTAAGCTTATTGACCAGCGCATGAGCATCTCGCGCCAGATCGAAAATTTACGCAAAACACAGGGGCAGGAGGCTGCGACTGCATTTGCAGCAACAGCTCCTCTCGCGTCCACCCGCTCCAGAACGTACGAACTGCTGACCGAAATGGACGATCGGGTTCGCCAACAACTGGCTGAGCTTGAAGCAGAACATACACAAGCGCGAAAGCGATTTGTGGTTGCAGGAGTCTTGGTCGCTGCGACACTTATCCTCCTGCTGGTTGCATGCCATCTTCTGATACGACGACAGCTACGCGCATCTGAAGCCAGCCAGCGTGCTCTGGCTGACAATGAAGAGAACCTTGCTACCACCTTGCACTCGATTGGTGACGCAGTACTGGCCACTGACACCGAGGGACGAGTTACTCGCATGAACTCTGTGGCAGAGAGGCTCACAGGCTGGCCACTTGAACAGGCACTAGGTCGCTCTATCGGCGAGGTATTCGATATCATCCATGAGCAGACCCGCAAACCTGCTCAGATTCCTATTGAAGCAGTGTTGTCCACTGGGAGTGTTCAGACGCTCGCTGACCACACCTCGCTCATTGCCAGAGATGGAACTGAATGTCCGATTTCCGATAGTGCAGCCCCGATTCGCGACTCCAAGGGTCAACTACGAGGCGCAGTACTGGTCTTTCGTGATGTTACGACGGAGCGCACTGCAGAACGAATCATCCGGGAACATAACTCAGCCTTAAAAGCTGACGTCCATAGGCGGACTATGGAATGGCATGAAAGTCAGAATCACTTAAACAATGTCATTAGTACTGTTCCCGCGTTAATTGCCTATGTCAATTCAGAGCAGCGATACGTCTACGTCAACTCGCAGTATCGAGAATTCTTTGCGCCTAATCGCGATGACATTACAGGTGAAACTGTAAAAGACGTTCTTGGGGAGCAACGATATGCCCTTATAGGTTCGTTGATCGGCAACGTTATTGCGGGTGAATCAAAAACCTATGATTGGCAACCTTCCCCAGGGTTATGGCAAACTATTCAGTATATTCCGAGACTCCAAGCCAATGGAGATATTGATGGCTATTATATTTTGGGTACGGACATCACTGAACGAAAAAAATATGAAGAACGTATACAGACGCTCAATGCGGAACTAGAGCAAAGAGTTTATGAGCTAGAGCGCATTGGCCGCGCTCTGCGAACATTAAGTGCAGGGAATCGCACCATGCTCCGAGCCACGGAAGAGCAGAGCCTACTTGAAAGCATGTGCCGCGCCATTGTTACTTCTGGAGGTTACGGAATGGCCGCTGTTTGGTATGTAAGCGGCGATACAAATGAAGACCTAACCCCCATGGCAGAGTGCAACTACCCTGGTGGTCTCGCTGCACTGCGCGATCTAGGGATCATGGCGTCTGATTCAGTGCAGGGCCAAAGCCTGACAGCCACTGCAATTCGCAGCGGAAAGGTGCAGTGTATTCAGGACTTGCACCTAGATCCCAAACATATTCGTTGGCGCGATAAGCTTGGAAAATTGAAATCCGGCGCATCCTGCCCTCTATTGGTAAATGAGAAAATCATCGGTGCACTATCTATTTATGACACCGAGACAAATGCATTCGGCGAGGATGAAATTGCCCTGCTTACGGAATCGGCGGATGATTTAGCGTTCGGCATCTCTACTTTACGAACGCGCAATGAGCAACAGCGGGTGCAAGCAGAGATGAACCACATTCTGCGCCATGACTCGCTCACAGGACTTCCCAATGCTATAGAGTTCCAAGAGGTTTTGACTGCGAAAATCAGCGATACGAATTCTCTTCCAGAGCCACTTGCCGCGTTGCAATTCAATATTGAACGTCTTGGAGAAATCAATGACGTTCTAGGTTTTAGCAATGGCGACTATATACTGCGAGATTTCGGACAGCGCCTGCTGCACTATGCCCCTAAGTCTGCATATGTCGCCCGCTTGCGCGGGGATGAATTTGCAGTGATTGCTCCCGCAAAGGATATCGAGTCTGCGGTGACGATGGCAGATGAACTGGCAGCGCATATTTCCCACCCGTTTCAAGTTGCCGATATCGAATTGGATGTTAGTGCGAGAATTGGAATCGCGTTGTTTCCAGAACATGGCAAGACTGCCGATGAAATATTGCGCCGAATGGGAAAAGCCACCTTTCAGGCCAAGGCTCGTGGAGTCAGCCACTGTGTATTCGATGCATCCCATCAAAAAAATCAAGCTGGGCGATTGACTATGGCTGGAGAGCTTCGGCGAGCAATCACCGGCAATCAGCTCCGACTTTTCTTGCAACCAAAAGTTGATTTTTCCTCCGGCGAAATCTGTGGAGCAGAAGCGTTGGTTCGTTGGATGCACCCAATGAAAGGCTTAATTCCTCCTGGCCTGTTTATAGACCTAGCAGAGCAAACAGGCTTGATAAAGCCATTGACAGAATGGGTGATCGTTACTGCTCTTGATCTGCTGCAGAGCTGGCAAGAAAAAGACTGCGCCATCCCAATTGCTGTAAATATCTCCGCACGAAACTTCCGAGACGAGCAACTCTTCGAGAAGTATCGTCAATGGCATTCAGAGCGTAAGGTTTACACAGGGTTACTGGAAGTTGAGATCACCGAAAGCACTGTAATGGAGAATGCCGATTATGCGTTAGGTGCATTAAAAGAACTGCGCAATGCTGGCATCCCTCTTTATGTCGACGACTTTGGAACCGGGTATTCCTCATTAAGCTATCTTCAGAAATTGCCGGTGGATTACATTAAGATTGACAAGTCTTTTGTTTCTGCAATGCTCCACGACAAAGATTCAGCAACGATAGTGCGATCGACCATTGATCTCGTGCATGATCTCGGACGCAAAACAGTAGCCGAAGGGGTGGAGACTAAAGAGCATTGGGATCTGCTTAAAGAGCTTGGATGTGATATCGCTCAGGGCTACTTTATTGCGAAACCTATGCCAGCCAGCGAATTCCCGAAGTGGGCTGAAGATTTCAGAGCACGGCAACTGCAGAATGATTCATTGTTATCGTGA